TAGGTCCTTTCTCTGGGTCATTCCATTCAGGTAGTCTTTGAGCCATAACTTCTTGCTGTCTTTGAAGTTCCTCATTCCACTTACTTTGCATTTCTGCTTGTTGCTTTTGTGCAAGTTGTTGCTGTTCCTCAGCAACTAACCTTTTATTTTCCTGAAGTTCCCTATATTGGTCTCTTTTCAGAGCATACTCCATAGGATCTTCTTCCTTGAGTTTAGTCCAGTCTACCGATTTGAACTCTTCTAATTTAGAATCGGCTTGTGTATTAAATTGTTCAAGTTGCGATTGGTACTGCTGTCTTTCTTGTTGAGTCGCTGCGAGTTCTTCTTCCATCTTTTTGCGTTGCTCTGCCAATACTTGACTTTTTCTAGTGTAATCAGCTTGTCTACTATAACCAGACAATAACTCGTCTTCGCTGACCTGTGTATCCTTACCATCAATTTTGACAGTATATACTTTAGGTTCTCCAACTTGTTGCTGTTGATTATCATCAACAATATCTTCCTCAGTCAATTGACTTTGAGCAAACCTTTTTTGGTCTGCTTCTAAGTCTTCTGTTGTTAGATTGACTGGAGTATTTTCAACTGATTCGGCAACATCCATTGCCTGTTCAGAAACCATATCCTCAGTTTCTGTTTCTTCTTCAACTTCTTTGGGTTGTTCTTTCGAAGCCCTCATGGAGTCAAGAAGTGCTTTCTGTGCTGATTCAACATCAGTCACAGGAATTCCTCCTACGTTACTTTCCTTCACAGGTATATTATCGTCACTCATCACTTACCTCCTTTGCGTTCTTCTTCTAGTATCTGTCCGTTCTCGATAGTTTGTACTAGAGTATTCTTAACTTCTAAGATGGCTCTTTGTTTGTGATAAAGTGCTTCTCTACCTTCTGTGTCCTTAATATCTGTAGATATCCATTGTTGGTATCCACCATTAAGTACAGTATTAAATGCTGCTATCATTTGAGGATTCTCAAGCAATAACTTTGCATCTTGCCCAGCTTTAATCTGAGCTTCTTTTTTGTCTTCCATTTGTTTTCTCCTGGATTCTATCTGCTTACGCAGGTGTAGTTGATCGCTGTATTAGCTTTTTTTTGTTAAAGATTCTTCAGTAACATACCAAGGAATCTTCTTTTTGCCTGATAACCATCCACGAATATCATTAGGTTTATGCCCTGTATTCCTGAATACGTCTTCGACAGAAAGTCGGTGTTTCAAACATAATGTTTGTAATTCATCACTTGTCATATTTGTTTAAGTTTGTCTGTTGTTGGATTCTTTTGTTTAAATTCTTTTGCTAAATCAACATGAGCTAACTTGGCAGATAAACCATTAGGATGTCCTAAAGATATATAATGGTCATATCTATCGCTGTAATATTTACTACGTTCTATGCCTTCTTCTTTTTTTTGCTTTTTGATTTTGGAAATCCTGCTTTCATGTTCGCATATGCTTTAGCACTTATAGTAGATTTAGATTTAGGTCTACTAGTACCTGCTTTCTTGCGTTTGTTTATGTTGTAATATAATCCTTTCTTAGCCATAAACTCCACCTCTTCCTTGCATTCTTTTTTTCTTTATAAATCCTTTTGCTCTTTTAGATAAGTCTTTAAAATGTACTACAGGTTTAGATGTTTTAGTATGAGTCTTTCCTGTATGTATTTTACCACCAGGCATTTTATGTACTGCACCTTTGTGTTCTTTACCTGTTTTAAAATAATGTTTGCTTTTAGCTCCCATTAGTATCCTTTCTTTTTAGGTTTTTTACTTTTATGTTTTTTACCACAAGCCATTATAATAACCTCAATATGTCGTTAAATTTATCACTCATTAAAACAAAAACAACAATAGCTCCATAAGCTATGTGCCTAAACTTCGATAAATCTGATTCTATTTTGTCTACTTTTTCGTCTATGACAGATACTTTGATGTCTAAATTGTCTATATCTTTAGCGATATGGGCTAAATGATTAGTCTTTATAAGTTCTACGTCTTTTTTTAAAAGCTCAAGTTCTGTATTGATATCCTTATCGTTCATGCTAGTGGCAACCTCTTGCGTTTAGGGTACATATTGAGTGCCATAGCAACTGCTTGTTTCTGTGGCTTTCCTTCTTTTCTTAGAACTTTAATCTTTTTAGAAATAAGTTTAACTCTGCTTTTTCCTTTGTAATCAGGTTTAAACTTAGGATAAGCCATTATGTTGGTCCTATACCAATAGGTCTATTTTGTACTGCTTCTAGGGCTAGTTCCTGTTCATTAAGTTCTAATTGAGATTTTTTTAACTGTAGTTCTTGTTGCTTAATCGCTAGATCAATCGCAGCTTCTTCTTGTTTAAGTTTAAGTTCTTGTGCTTTTAGTTGCGTATCTATTTCTAGTTCTTGAGCTTGTAATTGTAATTTTTGTAATTCTACTTGTGCTTTTTGTGCAGCAACCTTTTCATCTAACGATGGTTCTGGTGGTGCTTGTGGTGGCATCATTTCAGGATTAGATATAAATTGGTCTGTATTTTTATATCCTGATTGTGCAATAAATTCGCTAATAGCATTATATAAATTCTTAGGTGTAACAAGACTACCCATACCACCATTTTGTACTACTGTACCAAGTAAAGTCATAATAGAAGACATTGTTTGTGTTTTGGATTGTTGCGAACCACTACCAATACCTACATTGACAGTACAATTTAATTTTTCTTTCCATCTTGATACATCAATCGGTACAAATTTACCATTGAGATAGAACATTTTTTGTCTATCTTCGTATCTTTGTACGAGTGCGTATATGTTTCTAAATAAATCTTTAACACCTGTTTCTGCAAAAATACGAGCAATAAGCTCAACTCTTTGCATTGCAGACTCTGTTGCTGCTGAAATCGCACCTGATGTCACATGTGAAGTTAATACATCAGGATTGAGACCTTGGGTCATTTTAGATACACCACTTCTTTCTTCTCTAATACCATCTAGGTATTGAACCATTTGGAACGCATAAGGTTGAATTTGTGGTGTAGGTAAAGCTGTAACAGCACCTGGTGCTCTCATTCTAACAATACCACCTGGTCTTGATGTTAATAAATCATCTAACTCTACTTGTCCTGCTAATACTGCATAACGTGCATTGTTAGTTAGATACATGTTATCTAACAGGTTACGCATGATTGTAGATTTAATGAGTTGAATATCTTTAACAGTATCGGCAATAGACATGCCATAAAACTTATGTGGAATAGGTAATGGACAAATAGCTGAGAAAGGAATCATATCAATCTCTTCATTATCTAAGATGTATTGTCCACCTTTTGTAATCTTTCTGAGTTCTGCTATACCATCGTTATCGTAGTCAATACGCATATAACATTCATCAATCCAAACCTTTTTGTTTGGTCCTTCACCCTCAGATGGTGGTACTGAGTCATCATCGTAGCTAAATCGTGCTAATCTTTCTTCATTTAGTTCTGCTTCTGAATTAGCATAGCTAGGTATGTCATTGACAATCTTTGGATCATAACCTTCAGCAATTAAATCACTTACTGATTTTTTAACCCTATGACAGACAAAGTCTGCATCTTCTAATGATGATGCTCTACGTGAAACTAAAAATTCTTCTGGTGGAACTGCCATAACTCTGACTTGTCCATACCCTTTATAACATTTGGCTTTAACATCGTGTTCAACTACTTTAGGACTAACTAAAGTGCCGAAATCATCTGTAACTGCTTTTTGTACAACTGTTTCTGTATGTTCTATAACTTCATAGTCATCATTTGCTAGGATTGATTGGTACTCGATCTCAGTTAGGTTGGTATACGTTTCAGTATGAACTTCCTCTTTTTCTTCCCAGAAATGTTTAATTACTCCAGTCTTGCTGATAAGTGCATCTTTAAAGGCATCATAAAGGATCTTAAACCCATTATTTTGCTTGTTAAATACATAGTTGCAGTAGTCAGTAGCTTGTTGTGCCATTTCAACGTCTTCTGGACCTTGTGGCTCGAATTCTGCTGTGTTGTTATGTGTGGTAAAAATACGCATTAAAGATGGCATAATGTATTCGACTGTATCTCTGACATCAGTTGTAACGATTTCAGAACGACCATCAATCTCATTTCCAAACTTCTCACCAAGATAATACTTCATAGACTCTTCTCTTTGGTTGGAGAGTTCAGTATTTGCGTAGCCAGTAGCTCCTTGTATTTCGGAATTTAGCTGTGATACTAATTCGTCTTCAGTTAGTTTTCTTGGTTTTTTTGCCATTCTTTGCCTTTAGTGTGTCTAATTCTTTTTGTAGTTTGTCTAGCTTTTCTTCTAGTTCTTGTAGCTTATAAGCCATTTGAGTAGGAGATGCTATTAAGTTAGCCATTAAAAATAACCTTTTTTCCTTGTGAGAGAACTTGTTTCGTTTCTGCCTGATCTTCTCTTAATTTTTGGTCCCATTAATGGTAAAGCACCACGTAGCAATGCTGCATTAATTGAATCTTTTTCTTCTTTTTTTGTTTTATGAGGTACTCCACCTTTAAATCTTTTTTTAAGTCTTTCTGCTGCTGTCATAATATCTCCTAGAAATCAGTATATTTCTTTAAAAATCTATCTATTGGATTCTTACCTTTTCTTTTAAGATTGAATTTGTCTATTTGTTTTTGTGGTACAAATCCACCTACATGCTCATTTTTCTTTAAGTCTTTTTCAAACTTCTTAGCATTTCTTTTCATCTTAAATCTTTTTGCAGCACTCATTCCTGCTCTAAGTAGTGGTCCAATCATAGTGTCTCCTAAACTATCGCTACATCTGGTCCTAGTCTACCTTTACTATTCCATTTAGATGTCTCTGTTGTACTGTGTCTTAGACTCATAACTGCATAACGTGTAGCAGACATGATGTCATCCTTAATCTTTACTATCTTACCATCTTTACGATGATATAACCTATACTCCTCAAACCAGTCATAACAGGTGTTAAATACCTTAAATTTGCCTTGTTCCATGCGAGATAACATATCCATGATCCCTGCTTCTACTGAATTACCACCTTTCTTCTCACCTAAAGCAGGTGGGTTCTCAAAGTGAAAAGGTAGCATATTGACATGTGCTGTACGATATTGTTCAGCTAATGTTACACCACTTCCTTTATCGTGTTGATATCCATCATGTGGCCATACTACAGGAATATAGTGACTGCCTTCTCGTTGGTTTATGTGGCCTGAATGGTAATCAGGTGTTTGTTTTGACATCTTGTAGGTGTCGTAAACATACACAATATCTTCATCTCTATCCCATGCCACCCAAACAACTGCTGTTGGATGGTCATAGCCAAAGTCGAGACCTGCGATACGAGGGTAATGAGAGGGTATAGTAAATGGTTCGCAGGTCAGATTGTCCTCTAATATCGGAAATACCAAACCACTACCTATCATTGGTATCCCTTTAGACCTCATATCTCTTTCATGAGGTGGTAATGCTTGTAAAATCTGCTCTTTCATGTCGTCAGTTAGATGGTCTGCATCTTCCCATCCTGCAGTAATCAATGCCTGTTTTGACTTTAATTCTGACGTAAAATTCTGTACTACCTCAGTCATGCCTGATTCTGGGGTAAATGTCATATAGACTTGTCCTTGCTTGTCTAGGGTACGAGTAATACATTGTGAATAGATATCTTGTGGTGGTTCTTCATCGAGCCATACTAGATCGATACTCTCCCCCATAAATTTTTCAGCACCCATTTCATATGCTTTAAAGGCAACACGAGACCACCCACCTGATGTATGTTTAACAAGGACTGACGAATGTGCGTTTGGCACTCCAGGTTTCCTTGTAGTTTCTCCAATGAGATGTTTAGGAACTGATCCTTTCCCTTTATCTCTTGGGTTGTCTGGTTGCCCAAATAATTCTCTTTGACAGATATCTCTTGTGGTTTCATTACTAGCACCACATACCCATGCTCTTATTGGCTCTTTAAAGCGTTTTCCTTTCCACCAACTAGGGTATTCAC